CGGGCCATCCTTGGCGTAGCAGTGCATAAGCACCGTTGCCGCGGACGACACCATGGTCTTCGGGTAGCCGCCGGCAACGTACACGTGGATCGTGTTCCCAGCGCCCGGGTCCTTGGCCAGGATCGAGGAGACCTTGACAGGGGCGCCCACCACCTTCGCGCACTCGCTTCGGAGCGCGGCGATGAGCGCCGGCAGAGGGTCCTTGGTGAGAATCAGCTGCGCCATGGTCAGCCTCCTAGAACTGCTCGGGTAAGGACATCATCGCGCGCCTGCACAAGGCGGCCGTAGTAGGTGGCAGTCTTCACGATGCCTCGGGCGCGCGTGGCATTCGGCTTCGACTGGTAGGCGAACGGCTCTTCCCCGGCTTTCCTCTGCCCACCCCGGGCCTCGTCACTGTCGCCCAGGCTCGCCATCGCGTTGGCGCTGGCCGCTGCGCTCTCGCCGAAGGAGTCGATCTCATCCTGATATGACTTGCGGAGCTCATTGAACCCGTCGTGGTGGAACTCAATTCGTCCGAAGCCCATCAGCCCTCCCAGCGACGAAGGTTGAGGACTGCGGCGTCCGGGAGGAGTGCAGCACCGGTCATGATCCGAATGGGGCCTACGAGCCGGTACGACTTGCCACGCCAGTCGATGCGAGCGTGCTTCGAGATCGTGGCCGCCGCGGCCGCGTCAACGTAGGCAACTTGGTCCCACGACTCGCCATCGCGGTGAGAGTTGTTCTCGCCTGTGGGGCCGGCCTGAACGTCGACACCCATGATCTGGCGGGCGTTGGCCGCCGGGTACTCCCGGCGCGGGGCGCCGTGGGCATCCTCGGTCTCCGTCGGCTCGGTGACGGTGAGAATCTCGGACCCGAAAAGGGTTGACCACACGCTCACAGGATGCCCTGCCCGTCGATGCGATGCCGCTCCACGGCCTCGGACCACCGCTGTGTGGTGCCGACGGTGGACGCCGTGCCGAAGGTGATGGACCGGACGCCCTGGCTGATCTGCTGAACGCCGGGCGTGGCGAGCGTGGCGTAGATGCTCGCGGCCTGCTCCGCCACCGCATCCGCAACGTCGTCAGGAACCTCGTCGGTGCCAGCGGTGTACGTGACCTCGATGGTGCCCAGCTCGGTGCCCCAGCCGCCGTGGCGGCGCAGTGCCCCCGTGCGCGGGGAGTACGTCACGTGCTCCAGCGGGATGCCGCCAAGCTTCACAGTGAGCGCTGAGACGCCCTTGACTGGTAGAAGCAGCGTCTCCCCCGCCGGCGGGTCCAGAACCAGGGTCTTGGTCTCCTTGGTGACATTGTGGCCGACGGCGGAACGAAAACGCGCGCTCGCACGCTCGACGGCGTAGATCAGGTTCGGGTCCTGTTCTGACTTTCCGAGCGAGCGCGCGAGCGCGGCAATAGAGCAGAGGTGTGCGGCCATATGCTCAGTCTACGAGCACCCTCACCCCCTCGGCGTCGAGGATTCTGGCCAGCGACCCGGCCTGAGGGCCCGAGATGCTGAGACCGTTGTAGTCGCCGTAGATGGTGGCACAGTGGATATCTGTGCCGCTGGCTCGGGGTACGAAGACATTCAGCGTGTTGGCGATAGGGCAGGCGGATGCGTAGCCGCAGCGCATGAGCGCCTCACGGGCCTCGACGAGGAGGTCACACACGTTCTCGGTCTGCATGTGCAGTCCCTCATACGGGATGACTTCGTTCGGGTCTTGGCCTGGCCTCAGGGGGAACGGTGCCTCCCCAATGACCGTGATTCCTTGTCTGGCGACCGTGGTGGTCACGGTGGCGATTGATCCGTCGCTGAACTTTGCGTAGCGCGTGGTCTGCATGGTGTGCCTCCTCAGGCGAACGACGGAGCTTCTGCAGCGGGGGCAACGAGTCGCTCATCCACGCGCAGCTGACCCCCCTGGGCGGGGACGGACACGCTGGTGTAGCCGTCCTGAGGGGCGATCAGCTCGGTGTCGTCGGGCTGTCCGACACCGAGCAGGTACATGCCGGCGAAGATGGCGGCGAGGACAAAGGACACGATCGCTACGGCGGAGGCGAGGTCTCGGGCAAGGCGCATGGTTGGATCCCTTCGGTGGTTGGTGTGTTCACACACTACGTCGCCGAATGATCTGTTGTCAAGTGTGGCGCATAGCACGAGGCCCCCGGGATCGCTATCGGGATCAACCGGGGGCCTCGGCGTCAAGGTGCGTCAGGCGATGGTCGCCACGCACACGTCCTTGCGGCGGCGGAACACGCCGATCACGCGGGACTTACCGCGCAGCAGCGACAGGCCACGGAGGGCGTAGTCGCTGTGCTGGTTGAAGACCTGAGCGACGTACTGCTCGCGCCAGTACAGCTCATAAGCCTTCAGGTCACCCACAATGGCGGTGCCCTTGGCGACAGCGGTCGAGGCAATGACCTTGTGGCCCCACAGCTGGAGGTTCAGGGAGCCGAACGGGCCGGCGCCGAGGTAGCGGCCGTTCTTGTCCGCGGCGAGGTCCACGGACTCCAGGTCCTCGGGGTTGAGGACAATCTGGGCGCCCTGAGCGGAGTCACCGAGCGCGGTCAGCGCCTTGCGCAGGGTGTTGAAGATGGCGTCGTTGCCGGTGCCGACCTTCGCCTGAGTGCGCACACCGGGGGCACCAATGATGCCGCGCGGGCGGTCACCGGTAGCGGTACCGGAGACGATCTCACCCTCGATCTTCTGCATGACCAGGGCCATAAGGACCTCGCCGACGAGGGTGACCATCACGGAGTCGTCCGCGAGCTCCTCGTCAGTGACCGGCAGAGCCTCGCCGATGGTGGTCGTGGTGGCCGTGTCGGCGCGGGTGGCGATGGTGGCCAGCGGGAAGACGCCGCCGGCGGCGCCGGTGCCGTTGTCCGCCTTGGCCTCGGCCTTGATGTCGGGGCCAGGGGTGACAGCGGTCAGGGCGCGGTAGGGGATCACCGCGGCATCGGTGGTGCCGGTGGTGATGGCCGACAGCAGCGGACCGTACTGGGCGCGCACCTCGTCGTCAACCGGGGACCCCAGGTGGAAGGCGGAGCCGCCGGTGGTGGCGGTGCCGCGGTGGGCGACGTCGGCCTTACCAACCAGGTCGCGTACCACGAGGTCCACCTGATCGGTGGCGCTGGAGAAGCCGGAGGAGAAGCGGCTCTTGAATGCCTGCCACTCAGGGGACAGGACGAAGCGCTCACCTGCGGTCTTGCCGACGACCTCAACGACGTCGGAGACGGCCTTGGCCGCCTTGGGGGCACGCTCGGCAATGGCGGCCAGCTTGTCGGAGGCAGCCTTGCGGGCGGCGGCCTGCGCGTCCATCTTGGCAACGGAGTCCACGATCTCGTCAACGCGGGCGAGGTCGGCCTCGGTCAGCTCGCTCTTGGCGCGCAGCTCGCCGGCCTCCTGAAGCAGCTCCTCACGAGTGCTCATACGGTGCATTCCTTTCGGTGGTCAGAGGCCCAGGAGGGCCAGCCGGGCACGGGCGGTCCGCTGCGCGGCGTCGTCGGCCTCAGGTGCGTCCTGAGACTTCAGCTTGGCGAGAGGATTCGCACCGCGCAGACACGGCCCGGCCTCCCACAGGTCCAGTTTAGTGAGGTGGCGGATTTCGCCGTCGTCGGACTTCTCCAAGGTGTAGTCCTCGACGATTGCCGAGTATGAGAAGTCCGTGATGGCGCCGACCTCGAGCAGCTCGGCGACAGAGCGGCCGATCTCGGTGTCGAGCGCCTTCCACTCCAGCAGCAGCCCCTCGTCGGTCTCCTCTGCCTTGGTCGAGTAGCCCACGATGTCGGAGGTGCCGTAGCCGTGGCTCCACATGATGGGCACCGTGGGGCGCTCGGCGAGCGCCTCGGTGAAGGCGCCCTTGTCGGTCACCTCTCCGTCGGAGTCCACGTTGCCGAAGACGGCGACGAGGGCCGTGAAGGTGCCGGGCTCCGACTTGTCGTCCTCGGGCTTGTCGTCC